TCGTCCTAGAGGCTTCGCCGCTGGGGATGGTAGCGATATTATCCTTACAGAAGATGATGAATATGGTGTTAAGAAGAATCCTTTTGAGTTTCTTGATGGATTTATCGCTCAAATAACCCCGGGTATTGTAAATAACATTATGACAGGCGGTCAGCAGGGTCTAATTCCTGGTATTTTGACTAAAGATGATCAAAAGCGTAGACTTTTGGATTATTTAGACGTAATTGATCACGACACACGTACACTGCGAGAGGTATTTGGACCTATTCAGGCTCCTTGAGACCATGGAATCCGAAACTGACAGGCTCGCTAAGCTCCAAAAAGCGCTGAAAATCGCTGAAAAAGCAGGAAATATGTTCATGGCAGCCAATATTCGTAAAGAAATCGAGGCTACGCGGCGAAATTTGGTAGACTGAGCCCGGTTTTCAAGCCCACGTAGCTCAGCGGATTAGAGCAACCGCCTTCTAAGCGGTCGGTCGCTGGTTCGAATCCAGCCGTGGGCGCTCTAGACACAAAAAAACCGCCCACTCGGGCGGCCATTTTCGTTGGATTTAGGCTATATCGAAGTAAATGTTGTCTGGGAAGTCTGAGAAGAACTTCAGCGTGGCGGGGCAAAGCCAACCTTTCTTCTTTGAAGTCATGTCCAGGGCTGACTCAAGTTCATACCACGCTCCCCCGTACTCCTCGTACACTTTTTTCATGTTCATACAGCAGAGAGGGAACCTCTGAGAGCTGAAAGTTATTGTATGTTTTTCTTTTTCGTTATCTTTTATTATGTTATCGATTATATTTGGTATACCTAAGACAAAAGGCTCGTGCAGTAAACCTCTAGCCTCGTCCGTAAAACACCACGTCCCCGCGTGGCGGTAGATTTCAATCGTCATCATGCTGTTAGCCATTTGAAGTTCATAGCACTCATGTAGTGTACCACGTCGTTCTGCCTTGAGGGGTCGCCGTCTGATCCATCGCTATAATTGATAAAGATGACTAAGGGCCGTGCCTCGTCAGTTTAATACAGAAGATTTAAGGAAAGCTATATCTGAGTATAACGCTTATACCAGAGGTGGAAGTCAGTCGTACAATTTAGATCGAGCTAGACAATATCTGTTTGAACAAGCTCGCGATAGTGGGTTTCTTGATGACTATGTTCGTGAAATTTTAGAAGAAGAAGGGTATGCAAATGATCCAGAGTTCGACCCTTATTATGATATCACTGATTCTGACATAGAAAGGGGTAGAGGTCAGTTATGGGCTCCTGATTTTGACGATGCTATACCCGTTACTGATTCCATAAGCGTTAACCCTGATCTTGAGGAGTATGAAGTTTATAACTTTATAAATGAAAACCCTAAAGCACGCGAGTTCTTTACCAACCAGACTATAGACCTGAGTGGTACTGATGCTGCTGATCGGTTTTTACGGGCCATTAGAGCCGGGGTGTTTAGTGAGAGCGATTTAAGGAGTCTTAGTGATTTACGTTTTATTGGAAATTCTGATTTATTAGAAAATAATTCCAGTCAGTCTGCGTATGATATTGCTGATGCTGTGAATAGAGCTGCCACGGGTGGCCCTACAGTTCCTCTATATACTACTTATGAGAATGCTGCTAACGCTTTAAACGAAATACAAAACCTTGAGTCTGTTGCAGCTAATTTAAGAGAGTATACGGAGGGTTTAGAGCAGACTAGAGATAGGTTAAATAGGTTCTATGAGTCTAATCTTACTGATACTGCGGACTCTACTGAAGATTACGGTACTAATAGACAGCTTAATATTCCTATAGATACATATAATACTACTAGAGTATTAGATTCTATTAGGTCTAGTGTAGATTCCTTACCTACTTCTATAAATACTTTACAAGAGTTGACGAGTGCTAGGAATAGACTTCAGTCTGTCCAAAGAGATTTAGCTTCTTACGTTGGTGGTCGTAATAATCCTAATAATCTTGCTAGAGCTGCCCTGAGGTCTAGTGTATTACCTCAAGTTGAACAGGCTTTAGGAGATTACGAGACAGAGAGAGCTGCTAGGAACGCTTATCGTAGCTATTATGCTGAAAGAGATCTAGAGCGTTCTAATATACGAGAGCGTTCTGATTATTTTAATTTAATTAGAAGTCAGCCTGAAGCTGGGCCTATTAGAGACCGGAACGTTGGGCAGGTCACTAGGCCTACTGAGGCTGTTGAGCCTAGCCAGGGAATGAGACCTATACCCGGTCTAAATGAACAGATTGCTGCTGACCGTATAAATGCAGTTAAATCAATATTGTCTAGATACCCTGAAGTGTCTAATCTTTTAGATAATCCCCTAAAGGATACTAAACGTAAACCTGTCAAAAGTAGTGATTCGAAGAGGTATGCTCCTTATGTTGACACTGAACAGTTAATAACTCTCCCAGAGTCGAGAAAAGCTATTTATGATCAAATACTCTCAGAGAAGTCTGCTGATCCAGATGAGTTCCGTAAAGCCGTTGACTTTGTTAAAAATGTAGAGAATATTTTTACGAGTGGAAATACTTCTAGCCAAAAGACTGCTTTACAAGTTTTAGATGCTGTCCAGAAAGGTGATCAGTTAAGGGCAGCCTCTACCCCAGCTGTATCTATGTCCAGACCCGTTGTGGGTGGAGGAAGGTATGTATCTACTTACGGCAGCAATCTTGATCCAGAGGTTTCAAGTCTCATTGACAGCATAAAAAATAGATCTAGAGCAGTATCGTCTTCTCTAGCAGGTGTTCCTACAGGTGACCTACGTTTAGCTTATCCTGATTATTTCGATGCTCCTTTAGTTTCTAGACAACTAGAGTTAAATTATGATCCAGATACAGATTCAGTATCTACACCTGGGCCGGGTGAGGAAGGACAATACGGTATAAAGGTAAGTACAGGTAGGCCTAGATTCGAACCCTCTGCGGGTGTCGGTTCGTTACCTAGCACTATGTCTATAAATGCTTTGAAGTTTCTTGCAGATAACCCCGTGTTAGGTACTACTTCAGTTTCTTTTACGACAAAGAGCCCTAATAGTTACTACAGTTACGAACCGAAAGAATTACCTTCTGCTGTTTCTGATGCTTTCGGTAGATTCGCTGCATCTACAGCATTAGAAGGTTTACCCCCTGGAACTTTAGTTGGCAACTCACCCTTAGGCTCCAGAGATATCTATGAGCAAAAACTTAGGTCTGGTGAGACTGAGGATACAAGCTCAACAGTTAGAAAACTTAAGCCGTTCGTTGAGGCTGGCCAAAGCCTTCCCAACGTGCGTGGCCTAGCTTATCAAGCCGCTGGTTTCGGTCCCGTTACTAGCGGTAACCAATATGCTTACATAGATTCTCAAGGTAAGGTGGTTCCTCTGCAGTTATCTCCACCTGAGCCGGCTCTTGCAGGGAGGCTATCTATAAGTGATGCTGGGGATATTGAAGTAACTCAAAATCGTTTACCTCTTACGTCTAAAGCTTACTACTCGTTTGACCCCGTTAGTGCCGCCGTGGCTGGCGCTAGAGAGTTAGCTACAGGTATCAAGAGGACTCCGGCTGCATTACTCCCTGGCGCTGCTGACTTGTTTCCTTCAGAAGAAGCCGTTCGTACCGGGTATCGAGAAGGGTTGCCGGCTATGGGTGCTCAGATGGGGCGTGAGTTTGTGCAGAGCTTACCTACTGGTGCTGCTGCAGCTGCTGTTCTAGCCACGCCGGCCGCTGCTCCTTTCGCTCCTGGCATCGGCGCTGGCTTATTTGGCATTAATGCTGCGAAAGCGTTGAACGAAGTTGTTCGTCAGCAGACTGGTGAGGGTATTGTTCCCAAGCTTCGGCAGGCTATTGGCACTGAACCCAGAACCGGCGTGGCCTCACCTCAACGCACTACGCCGGTCGTGACGCCACAAATCCGTCCGTTGAATCAAGCGCAGCGAGCTGAGATGCAACGTCGTCAGAACGAGAACGAAATTCAACGCCGTATTCGCTTAGCTGCAGAGCGTTTTAACCTTGAGAAGCTTGATCTTGGCATCAGTGAGTTGCTAAGGGGTTATTGATCGTATGTCTAAAGAAACTACTGAAGCGTTCGACCACGCCATGCACATGCTTTTTACAGCGCGGTGGAATATTCCCCAGGCTTCGTTGCACATGGGGAGAACACCGTCTGCTGAGAGCTGGACTGAAACTAAGGCTGAGTTTCGGCAGTACTGCGTCGAAAACCCAGCCTGTTGGTCTGATGAGACTACACGTACTCAACATGAGTGATTACGTAGCCCTCTGAGATGAGGTGCTTCTTTCGTTTTTCGCACTCTTTCTTAGGTACGTCGAACAACTGGAAGATGCCACTGCGATAGGCGTGGATGCGAGCCAGGTTGATCATTGAGTCGATCGCGTCAAGTCAGTCTAACGCATGGCGGTTTTAGATCCGTTAACTAAAAGATGTAGACTACTTTTAGGGTAGGCTTGATTTTTATGTCGTATCTTACGAGTCCTTTAGGTCCGATTTACAACTATGATTTACCTCATAAGCTTGGTTTAAGACTGTATCCTCTTAATAATCAAGATCAAGATACTGTACCCTTTATTTCTGCTGGATACTTTGAAAGTGAAAGCCCAGAAAAAGGAGAAGGCTCGTTACGGTTTGTGCCTTCGGCAGCAGCACAGAAACTTATAAACGAGTATAAGAAATCTTCTGGTTTAGATTTAAAGATACTGCCTATGAGTAAGTATGACATGGAGACTAGCCCTGAACTAGGTGGATTTTACACTGCTTCTAATCCTAATCTTGGACACTCCAATCCTAAGGAGCGTGGTGTGTATGTAAAACCGGACGACGAAGTAGATCTATTTTTAACCGCACATGAAGCTCGGCATTCACATGATCCTGATATAGACCCTAGTTTAACGAATAAGTTCTTAGGTGAGCAGTATTCCAACTATTTAAAAGATTCTTATTCTGACCTAAATAAATCACCTAAAGCTTTTTTAAGCGACTACATGCGCGGCTTCATAGACAGTACAAAAGCGGAAGCTGAAGCTAATAGAGGCGCTGCTGACTATTTAGAAAAAATAGGTGTAAATCCTGGGAGTTATGTTAAAGACTATATGTTTAGAGGATACCCTGCTAGTAAGGTGGAGATTGGGTTAGACTCCGCAGCAATGCAAAATGTAGGACGTTATTCAGGGGCGCCTATGTATAGCCAATTTAGACCGACTTTAATGCAAACACCTGAAGACAGTGCTGTTGCTTACTCTGTTTATAATCCTTCTTCTGAGGTGTCTAGAGGTATGTTAAATCTGGCTTTAGATCCTGAGTACAGGTCTGCTGAGGATTCAATAAGGAATCGTGCTAGACAGATCATAGATTTTAAGTTACAAGACATCATTAATAAGTATCAGTAGGTAGAATAGTAGGTATTGAGGCGGTTACTGATGTACTACGGATCTATCGGCGAGTTGATGGCTGCTGACCCCAGCTTTGCTATTCCTGGGGTAGTGCCTAGCCGCAGAGAGCCTGTTCTTCCTACGGAAGATCCCGATCCGGCATTTAGAAGGTTGATCCGTGACGTACCCACTGATATTCGTAGAAGATCCGGTGGCGTGAGGCTGCCTTTGGCTCAGTCTGACATGCAAGAGAAGATGCAGCCTGCTTTGCCTCCTATGCGAAAGGCGCAGATGAATGCTAATAAATTCCTAGATGAATATATTGGCCTAGGACAAGATATGGGGGATACTGCTCAACGTATTTATCCCTCTTGGATTGTGCGTCCTGTAGGTTCCATAAATTACAGTGATGTTCGTAGAGAGTTACGTAAACTTGGTGTAAGAAATCACACAGCTAACGAGTATGTGTACGATATGATGGACGAATATATTGGGGGAGGTTCCTGGCCCCCTGATCCTGTCGAGTGAAGAATACTGCTTAATGGATTTCTTTCGAATGGCCGGGGATCGGGTTAGAAGCACTCTTCTGAGTGCGGATAGAGCCTTGGGCGGATTGTTGCCTGGTGGTGGAGTTCCGGTGGCGCCCACGCTGCAGCGCATGGCTGGTTCTGCTTTGAATGTACTTCCTGCACCTGCAAATTTATTTATACGCTATGTAACCCCCGTGGGCGGAGCTAATCTTAAATTAGATAAAAATACAGAAAAGTCTTTATTGCGGGCTGCTGAAGTTTCTCCAGCACCTAGGGTTTCTATTCCTTTAAATATCCGCAAAGAAATGGAGGCGGCAGGATTTAATCCAGAGTTATTTCTCAACCAATTAAATCAGACCGAAGGTAGTTATGCCGGTCCCGGTGTTATAACTACTGGGCCAGTCACTCCGTATGGAGGTAAAGAGCAAGCCGCTTCCCTTTCGTTAGGAAGTTATAATGTTGATAAAGTTACACCTAATAAAGTAGTTATATCTGATGCACCGTACGATATGGTAAATGCTGGCGAAGATCCTGAGCTTGTTAAAGGTACATTTAGGCCTGATAAGGCTTTGGAGGAGATACGAGGTATCTTTGATAATAAATCTGGCTACCTCGACAAGCGTAGAGTAGGGGAAACTTCTTATAACGAGAAACGGCAAAGTAACTTCAACACTCCTGCGACATCCGCTGCTAGAGCGTTACTGTATCTTCTGCCGTACACTCCTGCACCGTATGAGATCAAAAACTCTCCCGAGGGTTACGTAATCAATAGGGGCGAACTTTAATTCTTAACGCACCAAAGCTGCCAGCCTGTATAAAAAGCGTTTTCCATGCAGTTTAGGGCGGCCAAAGCGCCGTCTACACCACGTCGAACGTCCTCGTGGCCATAATCATCAATGATTACAGCGCCACCACGCCGGACAAGTGGGACGTATAAGGCGATATCGCGGCACACTGCTTCTGATGTGTGCTCGCCATCGATGTAAAGGATGTCAATTTCGCGCCCCATTCCCTTGATCTCGCTGGAAAGGTCGGGAAATTCGTCCCAAGAGGCGCCTTTCAAAACTGTAACTTTGCCAGGATGCTTGCTCTTGGCGATATTGGACTTCGCGATGTGCTCGATTTGACCCAGCGTGGGGAAATTTTCTCGTTCCTGCTGGTATTCGACGTTTCCAAGGAAGGGATCGATGCTGTAAAGCAGGCTATCGGGGTGTTCGAGCAGGTTATCGGACCACCAACACGATGATGCGCCTTCGTAAACACCGATTTCAACGATGGTTCGCTTTTCGCTAGGGTCAAAGTGCAGCTTCTGCGCCTTTGGCTCCTGTAAAATCCTCTGATACCCACCTGTTAGCATTTCGTACCATGCATGTGTTACGGTGTATTTAGTGTCTAAGGTGCCTTGCATGACTTTTCTAGTTGTGTTTCTATAGTAACAGGGTCTTTTGGAGCTGCTTAACTTCTGATCGATCTTTTGTTGTGAAAGAACTTCCGCCAATCGTCCTGGTAACGATCTCGTGGCTAGTAGGCCTCGCACTCATGACTATCTATTTGACTCGTTTTAATCAATGAAACTAGAAGTTAACTACGATCCTAGGTTGGAAGTTTATTCATGGAGGATATGGGATGGTCCCGATGGTATTGATGAGTACTCTGGCGGGTGTTCTTGCTTGGGTGAAGTATTTGAGCAGGTCGTGGTAGCCAGAGCGGTTAACGGTCTGGAGTATCTTGATGTCTGATCTGACTGCCCGCAACCTGATCCAGCGCTTGGCTGATGAGCTAGATCACTACAAACAGCTCCTGATGGATGACCGCCGAGAGACACATGCGTTGGCCCAGGAAGCCCGCGCATTTCTCGCTCAGCCGGAGTCCGAAGGGCCGACGGATGGGGAAACGTTTCTAACAAGACATAAATATGCCGACTGGTCGCCGCAGATCCCTCACTCCAATCGAGCGCAACCTTCTTAGGTACATTATTCAATTTGAGAGTAAGAACCCAGGTAAGGAGTGCATCATTCCACCTCGCGTAAACTCACAGACCAAGGATTATGTCCGAGCCATCCTGTACTTGGAGGAGCGTGGCTACATAACAGTAGAAAAACCTACTTCGCATCACCGCACATGGAAGGTCTCTACTGCGGATGTGCCTGACGCTTACGCCTTCTCGACCGTGGTAAGGGCTAACTAACTCCTAATTTCATTCAAATTTGAAGATGATCAAGTCCTACAACCTCAAAGCCTGCTTTAGTGCTCTAAAAGAGTATGACTGGTTTGCCAAAGAAAGTGACTTCTTGGAAGTTATTGAATGGCATAACGGCGAAGGGGTTGATATCCATATAAGTAGCGCTAGAGCAGAGCAGCGCATATCCATCACCTGGGGTGAATGGGAGGCTATGTTAGCTCTAGTAGCTTCCATATCAGGTGATGAAGTATTGTCTGGTACTTCAAATTAGCCAATACTTGCCGATATAAAGTTCCGATCGGCAGCGAGACTCCCCTGGTTTCTAAGGATGTTGCCGTCAAGTCCATCCATTAACCAGAGGGAGTCTCCTCTTTGCCATGCGCTACGCAATCCAGATACGTTCGGACGCAGGGCAGAGGCGTGGTCAGTATCAAAAACGTAATGTCCCTTGAAGCCTGAGACTCTTTCCCCGCCTGATGGGGCGGCCCAATCAGCACCTGTCCTTGTGATCCAGTCTTGGCTACGCCCTCTGCTGGGTCTAATTCCAGATGCGTAGCTAACGCCAACTGGTTTATCGGTCCACTTCTTGACCCATGTGACTACTTTTTTTTGGAACCAAGAGACGGAATTACCATGTAGTTCGTTACCTACTTCGTAGATTACGTTGTCGTAGTCCTCTAGGCGCTTAACTACTTCTTTTACATGGGCGCGTTGGTACTTGTTCCACCGGCCTCTAGTGTGGATCTCAGTCGCGTCTTTGGGTCCTAGGCCATTGAGGGGGTGGAATTTCCAACCACGAGGGAAGTATGCGTTGAAGGCGTGGTCGAAGAGTATAACGCCTGTAACTACATCCCTACGTTCTGCCTTACGTACTACGTTCTCTAAGCGGTTGTAATAACGTTCGTTTAGGCTGCCGTCTTTTTTCCACGGTACGTCTTGGACTCTTACAAGTCCTGGTGTGTTCGAGCCCCAGGTTGAATTCTGTAAGACCATACCCCGTGTTTCTATGGTCCAGAGTCTTGTAAAATTTCCAACGAGTTTTCTTAGTGGTGTAGTTACATTATTGAACGGCTGGACTGTGTTCCAGGTGTGTGAACCGGCTAGCTTGAGGCCTTTAAAGAAGTTAGACATATCCGGCTAGCTATATTTTTTAGTCTAGTGGTTTGAGATATGTACATGTTTCTTTAACTAACTACGTCGTTCAAGCGCTTCGTGGGTTATTCTGGTGCGCAACGCCGGCTTAGCTCAGTGGTAGAGCAGCGCTTTTGTAAAGCGAAGGCCATCGGTTCAAATCCGTTAGTCGGCTTAACCCTCTGTAGTCCCACGGTCTATGGTTAGTCGCACGTCGCGAATGGTGCAAGATTGTCCGCAATGCGGCAAAGAGTTTGAACTGCGTGGTTCCAGATTGAGGGACTGGCTAAAATCCGTGAAGGCCAAGCCTGATAAGGCTGGTCCTTATTGCAGCTACACCTGTGCGTGTAGGGCGAACATCAAAGTCGCTCATCAAAACCGTGGTATCCAACTCACAACTCCGCCTGCCTCTGTCTGACCTAGATCCCGACCTTGACGATGACTTTGTAACGGAATCCTACAAGGAGCTTTTGAGGGATTTAAATAACGCAGATTTCGTGTGCGGTCACTGCGGCGCTACATATGGGAGCTCTAACTGTTTCCCTTTGTACGCCACGTACCATACGGGTTACTGTGATGTATGCCAAGCACCAGACGCTACGGTGACTAGCGTTCGGTCGTTTGGATATTTAAGTAGCGGTATTTTGGCGGTTGAAAAGGTGCTTGGGGAACATGTAAAAAATGTAGCTAACCGGAAGAATAGTTCTAAGCGTAAGACTGATCGGTCTAGGCATGTGCAGAAGTTCATGGACGGCTGTGGGAAGTTAGGCGTATAAGTCGCTTTCCGTTACACAGCCTTCATGCAACCCGGCAGACGTTATGATTCTGCCATGCGCGTCTAGCAATCTGGTGAATGCAGCGAACTCATAATTCGCCTGAGGTGGGTTCGATTCCCTCGACGCGCACCACGCCCGAGTAGCCCAGCGGAAGAGGCAAACGACTTAAAATCGTTACAGGGTGGGTTCGAATCCCATCTCGGGTATACACATCAACATCATGGCAAACAACTTACCTACTTGTCCCAAGTGCGGAGAGCGTAATATCCGCTATGGGGAAAGCCACAAAATGAAGGATCACGTTCGGCGACGTAAGATATGCCGTTCGTGTGACTACAGGTTTACTACTTACGAGCTCTCGTCTGAGTACTTTGAGAAGCTCAGGAAAGCTGCTGAAACCTTAGACCGTATCCGTTCGTGTTTTGGTGAGGAGTCTGGATCCGGCGTGGCCGGTGCAAATCCTCGTGATTCGTGTGATTACTGTATTCACATGAGTGCGACTCAGGGCTGCACTATGGGATTCCCTGAGGCTGGTGGAGATTTTGCTAAAGAGTGTTTCTGTTATACAGAACTTGTTTAGCGGTTAGGGTACTGTCGATTGTATTCTTCTATTCTTCTGCGTTCTTCTTCGTCAGTTGGACCTGCTGGTAAGGGGTCCATTACTGTTAGTACTGTCCCTACGTGAGGCCCCCAAGCGTAGTTGCCAATAAGTTTCACGACCGGAGACTCTTCACCAAAAACTTGGCCCGCCAATCTGTACGCTGTGTCTTCCAGTTGATTTCTAACTGAATACGGATTTACATACTTTACAGCTCTCATTGCGCCTTGGACTAAGGGGTTCCTGTGTGTAGGCTGCCCAAGGCCGATTTGTTGGTTTACGAATCTAAGAGCGCCTTTAACTTTAGGGTCCATGCCCGGCGGAACCTGTCGTATTATTCTCAATTCTACTCATATTATTTCATGAGAGACGTATACAGGTGGGACGCTCGGTTCCTCGCCATGGCTAGGCACATCTCTTCGTGGAGCAAGGATCCGTCAACCCAAGTTGGCGCCGTGGCAGTTCGTGAGCGCCGAGTCCTGGCTACCGGCTACAACGGCTTTCCCCAGGGGTTGAGTGACTTCCCCACGCGGCTCCACAATCGTTCTGAGAAGCTGCTGCGCACTGTCCATGCTGAGGCGAACATCGTCGCTCAAGCCGCCTGTAATGGCGTGTCTTTGAAGAATTCAACTATTTACGTTTGGCCGTTTTCCCCCTGCAACTCGTGCTGCACATTGCTGCTCCAGGCAGGTTTTCAGCGAGTGGTGGCGCCAAACCTGCCTATCCCCGATCGTTGGGCGGACAGCTTCAACCTGTCTAAGGATATGTTCCGCGAGTGTGGCGTAGACTTTACGCTAATAGATCCGTACCTTGTCGAGCTACATACATGTTCTCAAAAGGACGAGTCTTCATGATTTGATAATTCATGTTTCGTAGAAGTTGGAATAATTTCTCGTTTGTGTAGTTGTACCACGAGTGCCCGTTTGCTTCGAAGAGAATTGGCGGGTAGTTGCATCGTTTGATCGTGTGCTGGGCGCCTTCGATGGCTTCGTATTCGTTGCCCTCAACGTCCAGCTTGATCAACCCCACGCTGTCTAAGTGAAGGCTGTCGATCGTTGCTGTCTTGACGAGCTCCGTGGCTTGAACGTGCTCTGTCGTTTTTTGAAGGGTAGATCCGCCACCATCGTCGGACACGATGGATAAGGTCTTGGTCGTATTGGCGTTAGCTAAGTTAGTGAGGGCTACGTTGTGCGTGTAGATATTGTTCTTTTCGTTGATGAAGATGTTGCCACACAGTTGGTTGTATGTGCGGCGCTGCGGTTCAAAGGCGTGTACTTCCTTGAATCTGTCTGCTAGCAGGATCGAGTACACACCCATGTGGGCACCGCCGTCGATAAATACGGAATCCGGGCGTCTTATCTTTCTGGCAAATTCAACTAAGGCAAGTTCGGGGATGCCGACTTTGAACATCTGACAACGGCCCGAATCGTCATCGTGCATCAGAAACGCGGGACCGGGGATCTTCTGGATCAGGGGCTCCTGTGGCCCCCAAAGGAAAGTTGTCATTGGCTATGCACCCTCACTTGAAATGAGTGTTACTATGGTATCAGTTTTTAAGCGAGTTTCTGACACTCGGTTCGTATGTCAATACCTGTTATCGGTACTGGGGTTGTTAATGCACCTCATTGGGTTTACAGACTGTTTTATAGTATTGATTATCCTGTAGATACGTTTGTAGTATTTAATAATAATGGTAGGGACCAGATTACTGAGGAGTTAGACCTGCTGACTAAAGTACCGCATAAGTACGTTAAACAGGTTAAAGTTTGCCACTTGCCGCAGAATATTGGTTGCAGTGGCTACTGGAATTTAATCGTCAAATGCTTTATGATGAGCCCTTACTGGGTTATCGTGAACCATGACATCATGTTCACACCTGGGTTCCTAGAGCGCATGGTAAACCACGCAGGGGATGCAGAAACAGGTATAGTCCATGGGGAGAATGGAAGCTGGGATGTGTTCCTGCTGAAGGACTGGGTGGTGCAGAAATTTGGTTTATTTGATGAGAACTTAGCTCCAGCGTACTGTGAGGATATGGACTATGGGATGCGTTTTAAGCATCAGGAGTTAAAGCGTTGTATGTCTGTTGGCGTTCCTTATTTCCATGGGGAGACCTCCGGGGATTACGCGGACGGGTCACAGACCTGGCGCTCCGAGCCAGAATTGGCCCAAAAAATCAATTTCGCCCATGAACTGAACAAGCAGTACCTGCATTCGAAGTGGAATCCAGCGTGGCAGGCTCACGTAGAAGGGGAGGTGTACAAGACTCCATTCAATAACCCCAGCATACCTATTGATTACACGACGTACGATCTCCACTTCGTACGCACTAAAAACCTGGGTTTTTGAAGCATCCATTGGTAAATTAAACTAGCGAGTCTCAAGGTGGTGCCTTTTTACTCTTCCTATCCTTCTAAGAAGCGGTTAGTTAACTCGCTGCGCGGTGTTCTCGATAGCCGCAACATCTCGTCGTTTAAACTTAGTAAAGTTGCTAATCTCTCGCCTACGACTACTCGGCGTATCTATAGTGATTCTGATTACATACCTTCTCCTGACGTTTTAGAAAGGATTTGTTTAGTTTTAGATGTTGGGCCTGGCGATATATTGCGAATCTCGTCTAATATGGAATCACAGATGGCGGTATGTTCCGGTGTTTAGTCCCGCAGATTATGAGCTAACTGCCCGTATTACGGGTCTTCCGGTTCCTCGTACTGTCGCTGAGCGGGCAGCTGCTGCCCCTATTGTTGCTCGTGTTCTGAGAGAATTCGGGCGTGGTATGGCACCTTCTCCTGGTTTCGAAGACCCCTCAGTTCGGACCTTAAGTGCTACTCGCTCACTGAATGCTCCCCCTTCTACGGCTCAGCCTGAGCTCAAGGCTCAGCTTGAGCAGCGTATGCGGGCTGGCGTCACAGATTCTGAGGATATGGCGCAGGCTCAGGCTATAGCTGAGGTTCTTCTAGAAAATCCTCAGTTAGTTGAAATGCTTTTAGATATGCTATTAGGTGATCAAATGGAGTCTGAAGCTTCTGGTGATTATTTAAGTCAACAAGCTCCTATTGAGTACGATATTCCTAACTATGGCGGGCATTACTCTGTGTTAAACGCCCCTTCTAACAGTCAAATTCCTCCTTCCGTTAGTTTCCAACAACTGAGCTGAGATGAACCGCAGACAGCAACTTTTAGACAGAGATGCTAGGAACGATGCGGATGATTTAGATCCTACATCTTTCCTAGACTCTTATATAGAGTCCAACTTTCCTCAGACTTCTGCTTATCCATCAGAGGAGCAAAAAGCTAACGGCGTGGTAGCTACGTCTGATGAAAGTCAGCTAGACTTCAGAAAGAAAAGAAATCCGGGTAGCGGAACTTCTTACGACCGTCCACAGGTGTATTGATGGCTGCTCCTATTGCTGCTCCTATTGCTGCCGGTGCTGCTGGTGCCGGTACGGCTATACCTGCGTCTCAGGTTCCTGCTGTCTTACAAGCTCTTAGAGGCCTGTCCCCTCAGGCTCTGGCTGTAGCTTCGAGCCTAGTTCAGGGAGCGTCACCTGATCCTGTTTCCCAACCTTCGCGTCTTGCGCCCCCTGGGACTAACCGCCAACTTATAGCATCTCTTCTCGGCGGTGGTAGTGCTTTAGGCGGACAGGCTATCTTAGACTATTTAAGAGGTCCAACAGTAGGAGACAGGGCTCCTAGTAACCCTTATTGGATTCCTTTTACAGATCTAAGAGAGTATCAACGCTTTGCTGGTCAAGAAGCTTTTAATAGATTCTTGGCAAATCTGTTTACTTTAGGACAGTATAAACCACCCTATGAGATCGAAAGTCCTAATGATTATCAAGCAAGAATAGAGGCTATGCGTCAGCGTGAGGCATATGCTCTTAATGATCGGAAGATTAAAGAGATACAAGCAAAAAGAGATTACGATGTAGCTATTCAGAATATTATAAGTAGAGCTGACGTAGCAAGAGAAAACATTATAAAAGAACGTGAGATCGCTAAACAAAGGGAAGTAGGTTTAGCCAATGTGGCTAGCCAGAAAACTCTTAGTGCTTACGATACAGCAAAGGGTCTTTTGGATAGCACTATTACTAACCTGTTGGGTTCTGTGCCTAGCTCTAGTGCTGCTTCCTCTCTGGCCCTCCTTCCCACGGTCTCGTAAGCGCCATGTCGAATACTAATAATCCCCTAACAGATCCCGCCTCGTGGCTTTCTGACTACCTCAAGGAAAATCCTTTGGGGCCGGTAAGTCCTACGTACGCTTTAGATGCGCTTGAGAATGGTCCTTTATTCAAGGCAGAGACTTGGAAAAAAGGCGCAGAGAATCTTGGAAGGTTTCTTAGATTCGCTAGGATGGTCCCTCAGCAAGATTTACCTCCCACTACCGTACGTGATGGTAAGCCTTATAAATTAAATCCTTATACTCAGAAATACGAGCCTGACACTGGGCGCCGTGATGCTCAGGGTAGGTTATTACCTGGAGAGGAAGCTAAAGCCGCCGCGTGGAGGGCTCAGGGGCAGCAAGCAACTTTAGGAGGTAAGACTGCTACTTGGGACGCATCTAAAGGGCAATGGACTGTTCCTGCAACCGCCTCAGCTCAAGACGATCAGGAAAACCCCTATACAGGTCCGGGCGCTGGTGCAGCTGCTTCCGCTGGTGAGACCGCTCGTAGGCCCGCTACGGGAGCTGACTTACCTGAGCAGCCTGCTTCTTCTGTTCCTTCTTCTGGTGAGCGACCTGAGTATAAAGTAGATCCCAGCGTTACAAATCCTCTCGACGTTCTCAGAGGGTCTCTAGAGGCTCTCGGGCCTCAAGCGGCCGCACAGAGAATGTATGCTCTAAAGGAGCTTGAGATTCTCGCCGCCGCTCGTAGAGGTGATATCCAACAGCTGACTGAAGCTAAGGTTCAGCAAGCTTACTTGGATAAGCAGAAAGCGATTGAGGTGGCTAGACAGAACGCCATGGCAGCCGTGGGCCTTGCTATAACTGATTTATCTAGACCTAGTGCTCAGTTGTTGCAAGCACTGAACGCTAACTCTGCCAGTCTTGCTGGTACCGTTGGCCCTTACAACATCTCCCTTCCTACCCCTCGCACTACTTTAGGCTAATGGTCTTAGATCCCGCCACTCTTACAGCTGCCGGCTCTTTGCTTGGGGGTGGCTCCGCAGCCATAGGTGCCATCTCTAATTTGTTTGGTGGAGGCCCTCAGCAGACAGTTACAGACCCTAGTAAACTTTACGGTCAATTAGCGCTAGCTAGTATTGCTCAGACACCTCTAAATACTGCTGCTAGTTTATATGGAAATGTTGGTGGTATATATGCGGGAGCTTTGGGGACTGGTCCTAGCCTCGCTGCTACTGCTCAAAACATGTTCCTGGCTTCTGCATTAAATCAGAGAAATACTCAAACTGCTTTACATGCTGGTATTGCCGGTACTCTAGGTCAGCAGTACATAGACACTTTAGGTTCTTCAAATTTAGCTAATATAGCTAGTTCTTTTAATGTCCCAAATACTTTTGGCGATATAACAAAAGGTAAAGTAGCAGACACCTTTAATAAGGTTAGTCTTGCTCAGCAAGGAATCACAGGTATGTATGCTAAAGCAGCTGACGCTATAAGTAATATGGGCTTTTCTAAGCAAAGTGCTATAAATAACGCTTACGGATTGACTGCAGACGCGCAAGCTAAAATGTCTCTAATAGATACTCAAACTAAAGCCCAGGCTGCTTTAAATAAACAACAACAGGACTTCTTCTTAGCTAATAGAAGAGACGCCCGTGGAGCTGCTTTGACGAATGCTTTCAGATGATTACTTCATCTATTGGTAACTCTCAGACTGTTGCTGCTTGGTTAGACTCTTTAGATAAGTCTAACAAAGATGCGTTCTTATTTTACGCTAAAAATGCTGCCAGCGACGTAGAGGCCTACCTATACGCTAGGTTTTTGAAGCCTAGCTATGACGGTAGTATCAGCGACCTTACTGCTTGGGTGCAGGAGAAGTACCCTAAGGTCGATTTGCGTAAAGTCCTGCTCATCGAGATTGATGAGCTGCAGATGGATATTAGAAACGTTAGAGACATGACGACTACAGGCATGTTGGATCATGCCACGGCGGCCACTAAGATCTCAGCGCTTCAGAAAGAACTCCGCTCGCACATCCAATCTGTTCGAGCCATTACTGATGGCATGGATCGGCGTGGCTTGTTACTTGCCGGTGCCGATCGCTGCCTCAGGGAATTGAACCAGACCTTTGACTCACAGCCGACGATTCAAGCTCTGCTTGAGGATGCTGCGCTTCTGGTCTGGTCCGTGGTTGAGCGAGAAGAGAAGAGTTAATTAACTCTCTTCATACGCTTCATGATACTTTCGAGCGGGCATCGGAAGACCCCCATGAAAGCATCGTTAACACCCAATGACATAACCAGCTGTGTGTCTTCGATGTAGGCACCAAAAGGCAGAACCACTGCTGGTTGAAACGACACAACGTTAGCGTTGGCGTCTGTCCATGAAATAAGCCTGTCATTCAGAGAGCCACTGAAAAGGGGCTTCTCGTCTACGTACAAGACTTCTTTAAACTCCTTATCGATAATGTAAGCTCCGAGGTGATACAGCAGGTATGTAAACCCTGCTTCATCCTTGGCCATGTGCTTCCAGTGGTAGAAGATCAGATAGCCGTAACCGAGGTTGATTGGCGGCAGTGAGTTGAAGGTTGCGCTACCGCCTGTAGCTGCCTCTAGCGGACTGGTATCTATTTCAACGTTGTCACCTCGCTCACACTCGATCTTCAAAGGCCTTGTGGAGTAGAGGCACTTAAGTTGATCGTCATGGGAGAAGAAACACCAGTTTTTCTCGGGTTTTCCTATGACTTTGTTCTCACCAATAGGCGGGATCGCTGGGTATAAAGCTTCCCCTTCTTTGTTTAAGTAGCAGACGATTACTTTCGGTTGATCGAATAGTTTTTTGTCTTTTTTGTTGTACTTGCTGGCGTATGTAGACCCAACAAACTGAACATATAGTTCACCGTCAGGTCCGTGAAACAGCCGTGGATCTTCGTAGCTAAGCCTGTGCGGCTTTGATCTAATCTTTTTCGCACCCAGGATTGTACTGTCGTCAGCGAGTTCACCGATGTACACCTCCGTAGGAGTTTCGTTCATGTAGAAGTAATTACTGTCGTGCCGGAAGCAGAAAGGTTCGGGCTGACAGCGCCAGGCGATCAGGGTTCTGTCGCCGTGCTTGATAATGCTAGGGCTGAAATTGGCAACTGCCTTGTCCGGTAGACCGTGTGTGATCCTGGTGAACTTGCCGCCAAGCGCTTCGGCCTGTTGGTAGACGTTAGGGATACCCTTCTCTTCTTTGCGGATCAGTTGAGCCACGCCGGAGTATGCGTGGAAGAAGCGGTTAGTCGATTGCATAATCAGGCGAGGAGATCAGTGATTGCTTGAGAGAAACCATCAGCGATGTGTTCCCATCTGTATTCCCGACGCTGAGTCAAGGCGTAGCAGGCGTCTGCAACTTCCATGTAAGTACTTACATTTTCGTAAAGCTCATTTAACTGGCTGCACACTGAGTCGGTATCGACTAGACCCCTAACAACACCGAGATCTTTATCGGTGACCCAAGTTGCGATGTCTGCGAGCATACCCGCCCCTTCCCAAATGTCTTTGCATACAGTGTGATTAGGTACAATCTGAGGACGTTTGCAGCTTGCGTGCTCGAAGCTAACTAAGCCCCAGCCTTCGCCGTCTGCTGTATTCAGGCCAACGTCCGTGGCGTTATAGATGCGGTTAAGAAGTTCGTCTGGCGGAGCGTCCAAGTAAGAGATTGAGTTGGACGTAAGAATCAAGCGGTTGTACGGGTCTAAGCCGTACTTCTCCATCTCCCGTTGGAAGATCGGCATAATGTCCCACCCTAGGTCTTTAAGACCCATGTGGAGATACAGCATCGTATCCGGTTTATCTACAGCGAACTTGGCAAACGCCTGGATCGTTAAATCAATGCGTTTGCGGGGTTGGTTACGGTTGCCATTGAAGACAATGAACTTGTCTTTCGGGAGTCCCAGGCTATCGCGTGCCTCGTCTTTAGACATGGGTTTGAATCGCCCGTTGTCTACACCGTGAGGCAGAACCGCCAAGCGCTTCGGATGGATCTTGTGTTTCAGTAAGCGTTCAGCACTGCCGATCGTGAACGTCGTGGCCAGATCCCAGTGCTCGATGTTGCGCAGCATATCGGGGAGATACGCTTCGCTATCCGTAGGGAAGTAAGCCAGAAACTTAAATTTGTGCTGCTCCTTCAGGAAGTGGACTTTCTCCCACACCTGATTCAGTACCCAGATGTCATTCAGACCTATAAATACGTCTGGTTTGACTTTGGATACGATCTCCGGCAGCCGCTGCATACCAAAACGGTCAGGAGCGTTGACCGTGGCAGCAGGGTAGATATCAAAGGGGTATTCGTGAGGATCCCCTACAGCGTTAATTCCCATGACTGTAACGTCATGGTGTTTATGCAAGTGATCTAGTACACTGTGCGTTACTCGTCCAAATCCAGTGTTAGAACAAGCGTCTCCGTACCAAAGTACTTTCGCCATTCAGATGTAGAATCTCGGTAGGGTCACTATAGCAACACTGTCAGGATATTGATATGCCGAGTCGCGAGTCCTTTGCTTACCGTCGTGCTGCACAGATCAAAGCAGTTCGTGCTCAAGAGACAACAGAAAACGCTGTAGATACTGTTTACACCAAGGCTGCTAACGATTTCCAGACGTTCTGTACGGTTCTAGATAAACCGCCAGCCAAGCACATGCTGGAATGGCATCAGCACTTGATAACAGGTGATTCTAATAAATATCTTATAGACATTGCTGGACCTAATCTTGACATTCTAAGCCCTAGAGGCTCTGCAAAGTCAACCGTACTAAACCTGTTCACTGCATGGACTATAGGACGGCACACGTCTGCGAAGCTGCCTCTGCAGATTATTTACGTTTCGTATAACATCAATACCGCTATACCCAAAAGTCGAATTATCAAGCAGATCATCGACTCTGCTGAGTTCAAGAAGATTTTCCCTCGCGTTCGATTGAAGACTGGTATGCAGTCGGACGTTGGCTGGTCTATTGATTTTGAGTACGCAGGCATCCCCCGCGTGGGCGATGAAGAATTTACTCTTCGTGCAGCCGGTCTTAGAGGTTCTATTACGTCTAAGCGTGCTCACCTTGTTATTGTAGATGACCCCATTAAGTCTAGTACGGATATCAAAAACCCTACTATTAGGGAAGAAATGAATAATAACTGGTCTTCTGTGATCGCGCCGATTATCTTCGAAGGTGGGCGTTCTATTTGCTTGGGTACTCGGTTCCACCCACTCGACATCCACAAAACTCTGTTTGTTGAATCAAAAGGCTGGAAGCAGGTAACTCAAGAGGCCTTGACTTATGACAATCGCGGTGAAGCTGTAAGTTACTGGCCTGAGCAGTGGTCCGTTAGTTACTTACAGCAGCAAAAAGAACTGGATCCTGTAGCTTTTGCCTTCCAGTACCAGCAACAGCCTGTTCTAACTTCAGACCTGATTGTTTCGCCTGAGTTGTTGGTCAAAGGCGAAGTGGTTACAGAGTTCGATTCACTGGCTGTAGGCATCGACCTGTCGGCCAGTAAGAACGAAACGAGTGATTACACAGCTTTCGTTCTGGGTGGCCGCCTGAAAGATATGTACTACATCATCGATGCTCACCAATGCCGGAGTATCGGAAATTTAGAAAAGATCGATCTGCTCTGCGATATGTTGTTGGAGTGGGGCATTCTCTATAAGCAAGAGGATCGGTATGTCCCTACGTACTCCACGGTGTCGCTGGTAGTTGAATCCGTGGCGTATCAGGCGTCTTTGGCGGCGGATATCAAGAGGGTGTTGATTAACGAGCGAGAGTTGACGAATTTACATGTCCATGAAGTTAAAGGCTTCCGGGGCGACAAGCTGTCTCGTTTTAGAGGCACCTTGGGAATCCTTGAGCATAAAAAGGTGGTGTTTAACAAGTACAGGAAGTTTGATGCGCTATTTGAACAGTTAATAAATGTTGGTGCTACGTCGCACGATGACTTACTGGACGCATATACTTGGTTGATCACATTCCTCCAGCGGCGTGGCAACTTCTCCATCGAGTACTGATGTGAAGAGTATTTGGGTCGCTATTACTGCGCACAAACCGCTTGAGCGTCTGTCTACGTTACTTAATACTCTGTCGCAATACGATTCTTTCCCGTACAGAGTTACTGCTTGTATCTATATTGATTATGGTTCTCAGGGTGACCTGGAGTTCCTAGAGAAGTCTGTAAATATTTTCAAGAATGTAAACACTAGCGTCAAGGTCGCTAGCCCTGGCTATGAAGGCTGGTACTTGACCTGGGCGCATAAAACGGATCTAGCTCTTGAGATTTTAAATAGAAGGCATGATTATTATATTTATCAAGAGAATGATATGGCTCTCAACTTAGATAATTTTCATTACTGGTTAGCTTGGAAGCCACGCTTGGCTAAGTCCGGGTTTGAGCCTGGATTTATTAGGTACGAAGAGTACAACGGTTTATGCGTTCCTTTCGATAATCACTATCGATACTCCCTTTTGAGAGAGACGCCTAACGTCTGGTCTGACGTTGGGTTCACTGTTCCTAAAATCTTAGTGGTAGATCATGAGATAAGTGTGTTTGTGCAGGCCGCTAACCCTTACTATGGAGCGATGATATTAGATCAGAAGGATGGTGAGGCTTATATCCGGTCTGACAGCTTCGATCCTGAGAAGAGTTACGCCCGCGTAGGCATCCGTAACTGGCCTATCGCAGATAGAAGTTCTATGGGTTTAGCTTTTGAAGATGTTCCTGTTGGCTATGAGCATCGTCGTTGCATCCCCCTGATCAAGAAAAATGGAAATTATATTCCAAAAGCATGTTGTTTGATGAAGCATAATGACTATAAGTACGCTCCAGAGTTAAGTAAGAACGGGGTTGATCTTATAGACTGTACCGAAATGTTTGTTCTTGAGTGACTTTAACTAGAGGGGCTGGCCGGGTTTCGGTGTGTTACATCCTTAACGGTCAGCGCGGAGCTGAAATCCTTGAGCGTTCTGACGCCTATAATCTTCTGAAGTTTCTTAGAGAGCACAATGGAACCGTCTACTGGTTCAACGCAGCCTAGTGATCTCGATTCGGTCTTAAGCGAGCGTGGGAGCCGTTACGGATGCTTCATTGGTCACGCTCGTATTACTCAGCATCTTAAAGATGTAATAGCTAAAGGTCTTGTGTGTGAGAATAAAAGGTTAGCTGATGATCAGAAAGAAGCTCTAGATATGATTTGTCATAAGATTGGACGGATTGTAAATGGAGATGCCGACTACGACGACTCGTGGCGAGACATCGCAGGTTATGCGATGTTGGTATGCGATCGACTGAACGGAGTTGTTAGGTAGAATAGTGGAAACAGTTTATTGATATGGATCTTCGTGCTTTCGGCGGCGTTTACCCGTATCGCGGTGAAGTTCCGTACACCAGTGGCTTTGGTTTTGTGCCATCGCCTAGCGGAGACGGCGGCTCAATAAATTTTGCCGCTTGTCGGGCCATCTTTATCATGTCTAAAAGCAACGGAGCTGGCGGCACGTTAACTGTAGAACTGAGTGATGCTCCTGGGCAGTATGCTCGTGCAGAGAACTTAAAGGGCGATATGTTGGTTCCTATCTCTTGCACAGCTGTCCACAGCGGTGACATTGGTGGCGTCTTCGTTCTTTACTAATGACTGAAGTTGCTAAAAAACGAGATCCGCAGAAGTGGGCGAGGGCTAAAGCGAAAGCTCGCGCCAAAATGGGCGGCCACAGTGCCCGTGCTATGCAGTTGGCTACAAAGTATTACAAGGACATGGGAGGCAGTTACGAAGGTAAAAAGTCATCTAAGAACAGACTATCTAAGTGGTCTAAAGAAGATTGGCAGACTAGGGAAGAGTACGAGAAGAAGAAGAAGGACTGATGGCCGATCTAGCTCGCGAAAAAGGTCGAACTGAGCGGTACTTACCTAAAAGTGCTTGGGCTCGACTGTCCCCCGAGGAACGTAGGGCTACTGACGAGAAGAAAAAAGCTGCCACCCGTGGCGACAAACCAGTCAATACGCAAGTTTCTAATACAGAAGCTGCAAAACGGGCCAGCCGTAAAGCCAGGGCTTATCTAAGTCGAGATAAATCCAACTGATTTTTGTGTTTTAAAGCTGTCTGTACTACTATATTGACAGCTTGAAGCGGCTGATGTTGTTCGATTGTTTCCTTTACTTCAACGAGAAGGAGCTTTTAGAGCTTCGATATGAGCTTCTTAAAGACGTTGTAGACGGTTTTATCATCACAGACGCAAATCGTACGTTTAAGGGCGACCCTAAACCTTTTACGTGCGTTGATACTCTTCGGGAGCTAGGCATTCCTGAGGACAAAGTGCAGGTTTTACACGTTGAGCTCCCCTCTAAAGAGGAGATTTTCAGCCCGTGGGCGCGAGAGTACGCTCAAAGAGACGCTTTGGCTGTCGGTATGCGGATGACTCCGCCCGATTCTGTCTTCTTTTTCAGTGATGTAGACGAAATTCCGAGGCCAGAAGCCTTAATTGAAGGCGCTCGTATCGCTAAAGACTCCCCGGATCGCTGTATTCGGCTGTCAATGCCTATGCTTTATGGTCGGGCCGATCTTCGAGTTACAGATCCGAACGGTGATGACACAAAAGCACCGAATAATTGGATTTGCGGCACCTTTGTACTCCACGAGCACCTGAATGGCGAGACGTTATCTCAGATTCGGCGGAATCCGAACGACTGCATCTACGGGAACTGCGATGCCGGGTGGCATTTTTCGTGGATGGGAGGCCCAGACCGGCACAAAACTAAGGTTCAGTCTTTTTCTCACTGTTATGACGTTATTCCTAATGCTGTAGCACCCGCTGACAGCCAGGAAATGCTTGATTTTATGGATAAGTACAAGGCTGAGGCTGGTGCTACAGATCCTTTAGGCCGCACTGACCACATTCTTGTCGATTATCCCCATGAGTTTTTGCCGCCTGAGCTGTTTAGAATAGATCGAGTCAGAAGTTTCCTGCTTCCGACCTCAAATTGACGATAAACGGGTTTAAATCTGATGCCTGCTGATAATCTGAGCGTCCGCAGTCGCTTTAGTGAGATTCTGGAGGCTGCGCGAACCCAGGATCGCAGCAAGCAATCGGCCACGATGGTGGTCTTGGGTCATTTACAGCAGATGATCCTGCTGATGATGAAACAGGGCCTGTTTTTCTACTGCGATCAGGATACTTACGGTGCTAGGACTAAATTTCTAGCTGATCTTATAGATCTGAACAGGTTAGACATACGTTTTCCGGCGATCATCCGTAATTTCTTGATCGACGGTTGTGGTTTGTTCTATTTCAGGCCTGATCAGAAGTTAAAGTACCAGATTTACTTTTTTAACAAGGATCAGTACAAAGTTTATCACGATGTTAACGGCGGCATAGAAGAAGTCGTCATTCTGTACAGCTATAAAGTTAGAAATTCTGCTTTGGGGCTTCCTAGCGAAGCTGTGAATCAGAATAAGCGCTATGTTCGCTTATCTTTGACTGCAGATACTATTTCTGAGTACGAATCGAACACAGAACTGAGTTTTGACCTTGAACCCGGCGGTTTGTTGAGTCCTAAGAGCAAAAAACCCAATGCTCTGGGCTTCATTCCCGCTGTGGAGGTTTTAAATAAGCCAAATGCCAGTGGTA